GGAAGTCAGTCGCCGTATTCCAGTACACCAAGGTGCTTTTCCACGGCTACAAGCCGGGCACGTGGGCGCGCGAGCGGGTGAAGGCGTCGGTCGACTTCTCGGCTCAACAGCGCATTCAGGTCCAGTAAGGAAACAGCATGGCAGACGAAACCGGCTATGGCGAGCCGATCAAACTGAGCGACCGCACCTCGGTCGTTATCGCTCCGCTTAACGTGGACGAAATGATCCAAGCCGATATGTTCGCTCCGGACGGGGCGAACAGTCAGGCGCTGAACAAGATTTATGCCGTCTGCTCGATTCGGCAAATCAAACAGGGCGCAGATACCGAGTTCAACGTCGTCACGCCGCTTAGCGCTTCGGTGCACATGCGCGCATTGGCGAAACGGTTGAATTCCGGTGAACTACTCAAACTGCAGATCGAGCAAGGCAAAATCGAGGAAGCCGCATTTAGCGACGACCTAAAAAACGAACTGGCCGCGCTACGGCAAGACGCCTCCTCGCGTCAGCTATAGTCGCGGGCATCTCCGATACGCTCGCCCTGCGTATGCGTCCGGCCGACCTGATCGATCTCATCGACGAGATTAGCGACATACGTAAAAAAGCGGAAGTCGCAGAGGGATAAAGCATGTCACGCTATTTCGAGGGGCTTCGTGAGTTCTCGGAGTTCCTCGAACGCGGCGCGGCGCTCCACGAAGAGCTGATCGACGCGGCGGTTGGACTCTCGGCTGAAATTCTCTACAAAAAAGCCTACGCCGACTTTGGCGACAGCACGAAACTTGCAGACCTAGCGCCCGCAACGCAAGACGAGCGCGAGGCCCTCGGCTATGCGCGCAACGAGCCGCTTCTGCGGGACGGCACACTCCTTCGCGACAGTCTCGAATCCGGTCACGATGGAAACCTCGCCGGTATTGGGTCGGCCGAACCGATTCTTGCTTATCACGAGTACGGCTACGTCAACGCGCGTACGGGTTCTCCGGTCCCGCCCCGTCCCGTGCTGAAAATCGCGATGCAAGAGAGCGAAGAAGAGATCGCTGCGGTTCTGGAAGACACGATCGGTGCAACACTCGGGCTGGCGCCCACCCTTCGCCTACAGGAGTAATCGAATGTTAGGCGACTGGATCGTTGGCGTTTTCCTCCGGTTCAATTCCAACGGCGTTGCTACGATGTCCCGTTTGGCCGCGTCAACCGGCGCAGCCAATGACCGGCTGGCGTTCCAGCAGAAGATGATTGATCGCAACGAGCTGGCCATGCGTCAGTACAATCGTCGCATCGAAGCCGCGCGTCTGGGTTGGTTGAATCTTGGGACGGCGGCCTCGGGAGCGTTAGCGCTGGCCGGCGGCGCGGCTATTGTCTATGGAATCAAGGGCGCTGCGGATATGCAGCGCGAGTTGACCAGCACCGCGATCGCGTTGCGGATGAATCCCAACAGTCCGATTCTTCCGCGCATGGCGTTCAACGTGTCCGGCATGACGGCGCAGGACGCATCGACGATCTCGCGGGAAATGGCGATGGCCGCGACCTCCGGGCTGAACAACCCGAAGTCTTTCCAGCAAGCCTTCACCCGGATTGCGAAAGCGGCAGACGTCCTGTGGATGTCTCCCAAGCATATCGATCCGGTCGAAGCGGTCAAAGAAATGTCTACGCTGTCCCATTTGTTCGGGCAGTACCAGGGTCCGAAATTTCAGCACATGCTGGACCGCGCGACCGAAATGATGTACGTGCAGCCGGAAGCCTTGAAGCAGCTCGTTATGCAAGGGCGGCTATTCGTCGGGGCGGGTCTGAGTCGCGGTGTATCCGAGGAAGACCTGTTCAAACAAGCGATGATCATGGGCCAAACCGGAAACCTGCGATCGCGCGGCGGTTCCGGACTTGCGCGCGTTATCGAATATCTGTCCGGAGCGGCCACCGTCACCGGCCACCTGAGTAGAGTTCAGCACAACGCCATGCAGACGCTTGGGCTGACCGGCGCGAACGGCGCGCTCCTCCCGCAGTATCTGAATCACGGAAAGCTGCTGTTGCAGAAGGCCGTCGATCATCTCGAACACATTCGCGGGCAGTTTACGCCGACGGCGTTCGGAAACCTGATCACCAATGCGTTTCTCGCGCAAGGCGGACGGTACCTGAATACGACCCTGCAGCCGAACGTGTACAAGAAGGCACAAGAGAATTGGACCGTGATGAACGAGTTGCACGGTGTGGACTCGCTCTGGCACAAATACACGAACAATTTCCTCTATCAGTTCAACATCTTCACGACCAACTTCGCCAACCTGTTCAAGGCCGTTTTCATGCCGATGCTGCCACAGCTCACGACGCTGTTCATGGATATGGGCAAGGCGTTGAGCAAAGCAGTTTCGTGGCTGTCAGCGCATCCGGATTCCGCCAAACGCATCGGCGAGATCATCGTTGCGCTCACGGGGATCGCTGGCATTCGCGTAGCGGCCGGAACGCTCGTCGGCATGGCGCGGTTCTCGGGGATTCTCACGGGTATCGGCCGTGACGTTCCGATGATCACGCGGTTCGGCTCGCTTATCGACAGCGTGTTCTTTCTGGGGATTGGGAAAAAGGCGCTGGGCGCGTTGACGAGTTTCGGATTCGTCCTCAAAGGTATTCCGACCGAACTGAAAGGCGCCGCAACGGGCCTGGAATTGCTTCAGGGCGCGCTCGCGGGGCTCGCCGGCGTTCTAGGTGCGGGTACGGCTCTCGGCAGTGTCATCGGCCTTCTGTATGGGGCGCATGTCAATGCTAAGCGGTTCCCCAACCAGAAGTCCGACCGCGCCACCGATCTGAATCACGGAATTACCAACCCGAACGATTTCCCGACTCAGGTCGACATCTTCGGGCGAGTCATTCCGAAGCCCAAGCCGGCTCCCAAGCCGTTTTTCTCGACGCAGTTTCTGCGCAATACGGTCCACTCGCACGTGCAGAAAATGTCCGAGATTGTCCATCGGCATACGACCGAACGCGAACACCGAATCGACCGCGCGGCAAAGAACGTCCACCTCACGCAGCAGCACGTGCACATCGCGAAGGTGGAGATCACGCTGCCGAAGGGTACGCCCAAACAGCACGCGGACATGCTCTTGCAGCATTTCCTTGGGCTGGGCACAGGACAGCGAACCGCAGCGCACTTGCCTAAGCCGCTGACCGTGGGATTCTAGTCTAGTTCCTGTTTCGACTCGAAGCGGGCCATGTTCCATGCCTCGACATGAAGAATGGACATGAGCCCGCAGATGAGCAGCGCACTAACTGCGATACAACTCACCCAGAATCCCAAATGTATCTGCCAAATCAGGAGCGCTATGGCCGCGCGCAACGCGTAGGCTTTGGCCTTCCACTTGTGTTCGACGGCGCGTGAACGGGCCTCGTCTACTCGGTCGCGGTGCCAGAGTCGTAACGAGGCGTCCGGCGGAGTTACGTTGCGCGGCTCGCCCACTTCCCCATCGACAAACGGGGCGGCCCAACCGCTGACCTTTCTCATGCACTAACCCTATCACAGACGGAGGCGCAGCGATCCAAGATGGCCTTCGTTTCGCCTACTTCCCTGACCGCACGGGGTCTCGATACCCCCGGCGTTGACCCCCTGACCGTCGGACCGGTCACGTTCAATTCCATCGAATGCCCCGCCAAATTGCCCATCGGTGCGATTACCCAAACCATCGTCGAAAAGCAGCTAATTGGCGGCGGCAAAGACACGCAATCCCTGGGCGCGCAGCCCAAAGACGTACAGTGGTCCGGATCGTTCTTTCAGCCCAACGTCGACAACCGCGTCGAGACGCTGCAGTCGATGGCCAAGGACGGCAAAGAGTACCAGCTCACATGGCGCCGGCAACGATACTTCTGCAAGGTCAAGGACTTCACGCCGGGTTTTCGCAATGCGAACTACTGCGAGTACGAGATCACCCTGTGCATTACGCGCGCGGCGAACGGCGCGCTTTCCTCAGTCGCTCCCGTATCCGTCGATTCGCAAGTCTCCGCCCTCACCTCGAGCCTGCAAAGTCAGAACGCCGTCATCGCGGCCGCAGACCCGACCGGATCGCAGTCGTTCCAAAGCCTGCTGGCCAAGGTGCAGGCCGGAATCATCGCGGCCGGCCCGATCGCGCAGCTTACTGGGTCATCGGTACAGGGGATGCTCGCGGACGTCTCCTCCGCCCTTTCCGCGGTGCAATCTTACGGGCAGAATCTTACGGACGGAACGCCGCAGTTCGTTGCTACGCAGCAGATCATCTCCTCGCTGATTCTGTTGCAGAAGAACATTGCGCAAGGGCAGAGTCAGAACACGATCCGCGTACAGGGTGCGAGCATTTTTGAGATAGCGGTGCTGGCCTACGAGGACGTAAGTCAAGCCTTTACGCTCATGCAGGCGAACGGCATGGTCTCCCCCTACACTTCCACGCTGGCTCCGACCGATATCACCATTCCTCCGCTGCCGAGCGGATCGTGAACAACAGCTTTATCGCAACGCAGGCAGATACCGCGATTGCGCCGTTTACACCCGATCCGATCTTTACGTCGTCGTCACCCCGTACCGTCGTGGCGATCAACGGCAAACGGTACGTCCCGGTCGAGATTGAAGTCAACGGTAACGCCCATGGCGCGACGGGCGATGCGAGTATCACCCTGCCGATCGGCGGAAACGCGGATTTCTCGGTCGAGTTGCAGCGTGGAGATCAGATTCCGCTCGGCGGCGGGTTTACGACCTCTGACAATTCCCCGGTCTTCGCGGAAATCTACCTCGGCTTCCCCAATCCCATCGCGACCGGCTCGACCGATATCTCGCAGATGATCCGGGTCTTCCTCGGGGTAGTCGATATGTACTCGGCGATGTTTCACGATGACGCCGTGACGTTTTCCTGTAGATCCTTAGCGGCTCCGTTGGTTGACGACGATCTCACGCGGATCACGATGAACGAAACGAGCCTGCAATTCGCGCAGGCGGCCGCGGATTACGCCGGGCTAAAGCTGGTGACGCAAATCGCGGTGAGCCCCGTAACCGTGCAGGAGGTCCTAGCCTCGCAATTCGTTGGCGGGTACAACTTCGCCGCGGCGATCTACAAGCGCAAGTGGTGGGACATGCTCCTGCAGTGCGCGATGTTCGATGACGCGGACGTATGGGTTGACCAGGACACGCTGTACTACGCCTCGCCCTCGCTGATTCCACGGACGACAATCGATCTGAAGTACGGCCGGGACATCGAGGTAAGCGGCGGACTCACCGGAACGCATTCCGTGCAATTCTCCAAAAACGTGCAGGTCGAATTGCATACGTACAATCGCAAAACGCGCAAGAGCACCAGCGTAAAACACGCATCAAGCGCGGACGGCGGGTACGTCACGCAAACGCGCACCCGAGACGTCACATCCTCGCCAGTGTTCGGTACGTCGGATATCGTTACGACGTCGACGGATCAAGACGGCTCGGTCACGGTGACCAACGCGCAGAGCAGCGGCGGCGGGTTCAATGTCTCGACCTCGCAGGGGCGGGAAAGCGGTAAGGAGCGGTACATCCGATTCGTTCCGAACGTCGCTCCCGACAAACTCGCGCGGCTGGCGAAGACGATGTGGCGGCAGATATCGGAACAGGAGTACTCGGTCGATTTCTCCGTCCCGCTGCGGCCGAACAACCTCTCGACGATGAATGCGATGACCACGCTTCTAAAAATCGCCGGCTGTCCGTATCAGAAGTTCAACGACACGTACTATCCGCGCAGCCGAACCCTGCGGGTAAGCAATACCGAGGGCGGCGGATGGCAGTTCAAAGCCGTCAATCACCAGTTGGCGCAATCGGCGGTTTGACATGAGTCTCGAAAAAAGCGACATCGAACTTATCGATACGCTCATCGCGGCACGGATGCGGCAATTGCACATTCCCATCGCGCGAGAAGGCGTGATTCAGGCGTACAACCCCGCGGACGGAACGGTTCGAGTCACCTACGGCGATACCGGATCGATGTTCTCCGACACGCCGGATCGGCAAATCGACCATCCGTTCATTCCGCTCCTGACGCCCGCGCACGGACGGCAAGCCGGACCCCGCGGAAAAGAGCGGGTCATCGTCATCGAATCGCAAGGCGGTCCCGTTGCATTACTCCATCACGAAGATGACGATTCCCCCGGAGCTCCCGTAGGCGAAGATTGGGCCGTGCACCGTAATTCCGCCAGCGCGATCGATGCGTACGTAAAACTGACGAACGACGGATCTACGCAGGGCGATGACGCGGGCGGTATCCAGATACTTGCCGGCGGATTCGCGAAGATATTCACGACGAACGGCTGGACGTTCTCGTTCGACGACACCGGGAAGAAAGGCATCATCGCTTCGCCCGGCGGCCTGTCCATCACGCTCGACGACAACAACGGCGTCATGACACTCGGTTCCGGCGACGATCCGGGATCGGCTGAAGCCCTCATTCGAGCAAGCGATCTCAACAGCGCGCTCAGCGCGCAGGTGAACCAACTAAAAACCGACCTCACCACGTGGGCGGCGGCGCATCTACAAGGCGGATCAGGAGCTACGGGTCCAACAGCGCTGACAGCAGTTACCTCAACCGGTTCGAGCAAAGTTCAATCCGCGTAACGCCACAGAAGGCGTTTTTTCTTGAGAGGGGTCGTCATGGCGTCACCGCTTGGAAATGTCGAAGTGGCGCTCGAGTTCGGCGGTGATTTCATCCTGACGCCCCAAGGCGATCTGCAGGTCGTGAACGACCGGGACGACGGCGGCCTTGCGACACAGCAGCGCATTGAGCGATTGATCATGACCTGCCCAACGCTCAAAGACGCCAATGGCAATCGCATCGCACGTGCAGACGATATTTTCAACCCGAACTACGGCGCGGGCGTGCGGCGGGTGGTCGGATCGCTCGTCACGCCGGACCTCATCAATCGCATCATCTCGCAAATCGCTGCCGGTCTTGCCGCGGACCCCGGGATATCGCAGGATCAGCCCCCGTCGATTTCCGTTACGGACGGCGGCGGCGGGATTTTATACGTCGGACCGGTTTCGGTCACAACGGTCATCGGCCAAGTGGTCACGGTTCCTTCGCGCCCTTTGAACGTCTTCGGGAGTAACGGATGAGCGGACTGTCTCCCACGGCCTCGCTGCTTCCCATCCTCAGTCTCAAAGAAGCGCAGCAGCAACTGACCACGCAATTCGCCGCCGTCGCGACGGTCGCACCGAACACCGACCAGGGCTCGGCGATTCAGGCACTGCTCAATACCACGGCCTTGCTCTTCTCGCAAGGGCAAGTCGCGCAAGTCGCGCTCGTCAACGTTTCACGTTTGGCCACGAGCTTCGGGCCGGATGCTGATTCGTTCGTTGCGGCGTTTGGCTACACGCGCGAAGGCGCCTCTGCGTCATCCGGGTTGGTCACGTTCTCGCTCAATTCGGGATCGTCGGATCAAATCGTTATCCCGATCGGCACGATCGTCATAGCGTCGTCCGGACTGCAGTTTACCGTCGTGGTGGACGAGTCGCAAATGGGCTACTCCGCGGCGCTGGGCGGATACGTGATTTCGGTTGGAAACCTCTCCGTCAACGCGACCGTCGTCTGTAATACTGCGGGAACGATCGGCAACGTCAAGGCGGCGCAGATTAGTGCGATCTTCGGCGGATCGGATTCGCCCGTGCCGACGGTCGATACAGTCTCCAACCCGCAAGACTTCACGAACGGACAAGATCAGGAGTCCGACGCAGCACTGAAGACGCGGTTTACGCTTGGCATGTCCGGCGGGCGCGGCGGGACGGACAACGCTCTGGCTGCGGCGATTCTGGGCGTGCAGGAGGGGCTGACGTATTCCATCGGCGACATGAAAAATATCACCG